GCATCAGTATGTCTCTCGGCGCTATTATCAAGCGTCATAAGCGTACTCTTATTAATTTCCAGCAGTCTTTTCTTCTGCCTTTCGTAACCAAGGCTGCACACCGATATATGCAGTTTGACCCCGAAAGCTACCCTGTTTCGGACTATAAGTTTGTTGCAACTAGCACACTAGGCATTATTGCTAGGGAATATGAGGTCACCCAGCTTGTCCAGTTGTTACAGACTATGAAGCAGGACAGTCCACTGTATCCGGTCTTGATGCAAAGCATCATCGAAAACATGAACCTGTCAAACCGCGAAGAGTTGATCGCGGCTATGCAACAGGCTAATCAGCCTAATCCGGAAGCTCAGCAGATGGCAATGCAGGCACAGCAAATACAGCTTGCGCTTCAGCAAAGTCAGACTGCCGCACTTAACGCTCAGGCCGCAGAGTCGCAGGCTAGAGCAGGCAAACTGGCGGTAGAAGCTCAGTTGGCCCCAGAAGAGCTTGAAATTGAAAAGATCGAGGCGGTTACAAAGAATCTGAAAGAAGGTAACGAGGAAGACCGCGAGTTTGAGCGTAGGTTGAAGGTTGCCAACACGTTACTAAAAGAAAAAGAACTTCAGGTTAAAAACAAGCCGGCTCCTGTTCCAGAAAAAAACCCCAATGAAGAACTTGAAAAACAGCTTTTAAACCAGCTAACAGGTTAAATTATGTCTGATATTGTTATTTCGGCTGCGCTGACTAAGATTGCTACAGAACTTAAAGCAGTTAAAGGCGATCAAGGCCCCACAGGAAAAAAAGGCCCAAAGGGTGACAAGGGTGAAAAGGGGCCTACCGGCCCTGCTGGCCCTAAAGGTGATGCTGGCCCTCAAGGCATTGAAGGAAAAAAGGGTGATGCTGGCGAAAAGGGCGAGCAAGGCGCTGGTATTGCAAACATAGAAAGCGACAACATTGACGGCAGCTTGACGTTTAAAATGTCTGACGGTAGCTCGCAGACAGTAGCGTTACCAGCAGTAAAGGTTGAAGGAAAGGGCAAGGGCAAAGGTAATGGTAGTTTTGTCTTGCATCGTGGCGCAACAAAGATCAATGATCTTACTGATGTAAACGTCACAGATAGCCCGCCGTCAAACGGTCAGGCGCTTGTATGGAACGCTTCAAATAACCGCTTCCAGCCCGGAACGGTATCAGGTGGCGGCGGCATATCAAATATTTCAGAAGATACTAGCCCGCAACTTGGCGGCGATCTTGATGTAAACGGAAACGATATTGTTACGACAAGCAACGGGGATATTGACCTAGACCCGAATGGGTCTGGCGTAACAGTATTTAAGGGTAACGCAACACGTGGTGCTGGACAGTTTAAACTTAACTGCGAAAACAACAGCCACGGAATTACGATAAAAGGCCCGCCTCATAGCGCCGCAGCGTCTTATACGCTGACCCTTCCCAATAATGACGGCGATGCAGACCAAGTTCTTAAAACGAACGGCTCTGGCACATTAAGCTGGGTAGCGCAGTCAAGCGGTGGCGGTGTAACCGTTTACGCGACTATTGACGATCTTCCTCTAAGTGGGGTTGATGAAGGCTCTATGGCTTTAGTTGACTCTACCGATCGACTGTACATTTTTAGTGACAGTGGTTGGTACAACATTGCTCTGGTTAACACTACCCCAACCATTAGCGGCGTAAATTCATCTTATAATTTGGCCAAAGATGGCACTGCAACGGTAGTAACCATTACGGCAACAGACCCAGAGGGGTTGCCAGTTACTTATAGTCTTGTAAGTGATACAAGCGGAAGCATTGCTTCGGTTACTCAAGGAACCGGCTCAAATACTAACGTATTTACAATTACCCCAAGTACCAGTGAGTCGAATCAAGGAACATTTACGCTTACGTTTAGGGCTTCGGATGGTGTAAACATTGCTAGTGCAGCGGCTGTTTTTACCCTAGAGTTTAAGGTTACCAACAGCAATTACACGACCGCTCTTATTACATCTGTTGGTGCAAACAACGCTGTCAACAATTCGTTTGATGATGCTTCCAGTAATAATCATACGGTTACTGCAAACGGAAATTCTACGCAAAACACCTTCAGCCCTTATAGGCATGGGGGTTATTCAGCGCGGTTTGACGGCAGTGGCGATTATTTAGCAGTGGCAAGCTCTGCTGATTTCAACGTATCTAGCGGTGCATGGACAGCAGAGGCGTGGGTTTATTCAACTGGCTGGACAACGCCAATTAGTCAGCACATTTTTTCATCGTTTGCTAGTAGCACCAATCGGTCTTCTTTGTACTACAACAGTAGCGCAGGAGAAATAACGTATTGGTCTAATGGAAGCGCAAGAATTGAAGGAGGGTCGTTAAACGCAAACCAGTGGTATCACATTGCGTTAGTGTCAGACGGAACAACTACAACGCTGTACGTTGACGGTTCGTCGGTTGGCACAACGACATATACTCAGCATGACTCCAATATGGCAATATATATTGGAACGGCGTGGAATGGCGCCGGAACAACAAATGGCTATATGGATGGGTATATTTCTGACTTTAGATTTGTAAAAGGCACTGCTATAACGCCCTCATCTGGCGGCCCAACAGAGCGTCTTACAGCGGTTACAAATACAAAGCTGTTAACCTGCCATTTGCCGTATATGTCAGATGGCTCTACTACTGGGCGATCAGTAACTGTAAATGGAAACGCAAAGCCAGCACCATTTGCTCCTTACGATTATGAATCATATTCAGCCAGCGATAATGGCGGGTCAGTGTATTTTGATGGCACAGGAGATTATTTAGCTTCTGCCGGGAATGGTGTATCTAATTTTGGCACGGCAGATTTTGCGATGGAGGGCTGGTTTTATTTAACAGCGTCACCTTCTAATTACATTACTGTGGTTCAGACTAGGGCTACCAATACTTCTACTGCTGGCTTTGTTTTAGCCATAAGCTCTAGTGATTTTTATATTTATTCAGGCGCTATTCTCGTGCGAAAAAATAGCGCAATTCTATCTAACCAGTGGTATCACTGGGCTTATACAAGGGAAAGTGGGACGCATAGGTTGTTTTTAAATGGGGAGCTGCTTGATACCGATACAACTTCCAGGGATTATACGGAAGACACGTTTCGGGTTGGGGCAAAGTATGATGGGTCAGAGTATTTCACTGGATACCAAAGCGATATTCGCGTAGTAAAAGGATCGGCTGTACGCAATAGTGAGTTTGTTCCTCCAACATCCCCCCTGTCTGCTGTTACCAATACATCTATTTTGCTGCCTTTTGACGATGCTGGAATTATTGATAAGTCTCAAACTGTCAAATCATTAACTCTTAATGGAAATACTAAATCATCTACGTCTTATAACAAGTTTTTAACATCTTCTATAGAGTTTGATGGTAGTGGCGATTACATAACGCTTTCAACTGAAGACGAGCTTATTTTAAGTTCTGGCGATTTTACTATTGAGTGTTGGGCGTTATCAGGTGATGGTAATGTTTCATCTGATGTTGGTTTATTTCAGTTTGCAGACGGAAACCTTAACTCTTCTGCAAAAGGCCCAGCAGTAGGGCTTGCAAGCTCTGGATATTGGAAGATGTTTTATGGTTCTTCAAGCTCAGCAACCCATGCGTCATCATCTCCAACATTAAACACATGGCATCATGTAATGCTAATTAGAAGTAGCGGCACAACTAAGTTGTATATTGATGGCTCACAGATTTTAAGTCAGTCAGATAGCCAAGATTACACATGGAAAAATGTGACGATTGGCGGCTGGACAAGCTCTAGTAACCTGTGGGATGGCAACATTTCAGACTTTAGGATTACAAAGGGCTTGGCTAGAACGGCTTCAGTTCCATCAGCAGCATTGAGTGGTTAAATATGTTAATGACACAAACGGAACTCAACAACCTGTTCGGTCAGGTCAACGAAGCCTTCAAGAACCAGAAGGAACAGTTGAGCGACTTGAAGCAGCAATTAGATCAGTTGGAGGCTAGGCTGGATGGCTACGAAAAAAGACCCAAAACTGGTACGCGCGGGCGTAAGCGGGTACAACAAGCCGAAACGAACCCCGAATCATCCGACCAAGAAGTTCAAGGTGTTAGCCAAAGTGGGGAACAAAACCAAACTGATTAGGTTTGGTGATGCCAAGATGACGATCAAAAAGAGCCAACCGGCTAGGCGTAAGTCATTTCGGGCTAGGCACAAGTGTGATACAAACCCGCCTAGTAAACTAACACCGCGATACTGGTCGTGCAAAAAGTGGTGATGGTATGAAGGTTAAAGCACCAAAAGGCTATCATTGGATGAAAGATGGCAAAGAATACAAGCTGATGAAGAATCCACCTGGGGGATACAAGCCGCACAAAGGCGCTTCTCAATCAGCAGATTTTAAGGTTCAGAAAGTCCATAAAGGCAAATAGGGGGCTGTTATGGGTTACGGAATGGGTGCGTACAAGTCTAAGCCAGCTAAAAAGAAGAAGAAAAAAGCCAAGAAAAAGGCAAAGAAGTAATACCTGATGAATCGTGAAGACGAAAAGTATTACAACGATTATTTTGATTTATTCAGAAGTGATGGTTGGAAGCAGCTAACAGAAGAGTTGACACAGAACGCGGCGACTATTAATAATGTCGCGGTGGTAAAAGATGCCGACGATCTGTTTTTTAGGCAGGGTCAGCTAGAAGTATTGCTATATCTGTTGCAGTTTGAAGATTCAATAAACAACAGTTATGACGATTTGGTAGGAACAGATGATTAGGGTTTTTGACTTTAGGTGCGAAAACGGTCATTTGTTTGAAGAATTTGTAGACAGCACAACTACAACCCATAGGTGCGGTTGTGGCGCTGTAGCTACGAAGGTCGTTTCGGCAACTCCGTTCGTGCTAGATGGATCTACTGGGGATTTCCCTGGACGCCACATGAAGTGGGTACGCGAACACGAGGAGGCGGGACGAAGAGGAAGGGAGGCTCGTCGAGAGGCGGGCGAACTTTAAATATCTCCACAACCTTTGATAAGGCGGGGCTAAGTTAAGTAATGTCAAGAGCGACAATTATTGATGAGCGTCCAGATGAAGTGGACACCACAACACCGGAGCAGCCGGTCGTTGAAGCTGTTGAGGCCCCTGTAGAGGAGCAACCTCAAAAGCCTGAAGTACCAGAAAAGTATCAGGGTAAGTCTGTTGAAGAATTAATACAGATGCACCAAGAACTTGAAAAGTTTTCAGGCAAGCAGCGAAACGAAGTTGGCGAACTACGGCAAGTGGTTGACAGCTACATCCAGACAGAACTCTCGGCTAAAGAAGCACCTGAGCAACAGCAAATAGACGATAGCGAAGATGTTGATTTCTTTGTTGATCCTCAAAAAGCTGTGGATAGCCGTATTGCTAACCACCCCAAAATCAAGGAAGCGGAGGCTTACACTCAACAGGCTAAACAGCAGGCTACTCTTGCACAGTTGAAGTCCAGACACCCAGAGATGGAATCAATACTGCAAGACCCTAAGTTTGCCGAGTGGATTAAGGGGTCAAAGGTTAGGACAAAGTTATTTGTGGATGCCGACCAACGGTATGACTATGACGCTGCGGATGAACTGTTTACGCTTTACAAAGAACGTAATCAGGTTGTCCAACAGACTGCTAACGCAGAACTGGCGGCCCGTAAGAATACTGTGAAGTCTGCAAACACTGGTAACGCTCGCGGTTCCACAGAGGGGACAAGGAAGAAGGTCTATCGTCGCGCTGACATTGTAAAACTTATGCGAGATGACCCAGAGCGTTATCAAAGTCTTTCAGATGAACTGCTGAAAGCCTACGCCGAGGGTCGCGTTAGATAGCCCTAAAGGAGATTTTTCATGGCTACAGCAACCTATCCCGGCGCGGCGGGTAATACCGCACTCACAGAAGCGGCAACTTTTGTACCAGAAATCTGGTCAGATGAGATT